GGCAAATTGCCTCCCAACGCTCGTTCTGTTAGCCGATGAGGCCTTCAGGTAAGCCCTTCGTTAGAAGGACTTTACGGGCGAAAGCTTCGGGGTTACCCCCGAAGCTGAGGGTCAAGGGACGCAAGTCCCCTGACCGTGCGGTCTCCCGCACACGCACCACCACCTTTCGGCGGTAGGTGAACAGCTGGTCCGAGGGGTGACCCCGGAGAGCAGCTGCCTCCACTACCCATGAAGGGTATTGCCACACGTCCTTAACAGGACGTGAGTCGAGCTCAAGCCAACGAACAGTGAAGTACTTTCGGTACCTCATAAAACGTGGAGTGAACTCGAGATCTCTTAAATCGATCCCGCTTCCTGGCGACCCTTGATACGGTCGTAAGAAGAGAAGCCGATTCGGTATAAGAGCAAGGACTGCTCTCACACACTCAGACAGAAAGATCGTTGTACGATTATTCCGTCGAGAGAGATTTACAAACTTGAATAAAGACTCGAGTTTATCGAGTCCAGAGTCAAGTGTGAAGGGAGTTACGTCCTCACCATAGTACCAGTTGCTACCACAGGACTCTCTAAAGGGACCTTGACCAAACGTTTTCTTACGGTTGGTCTTGAAACCTATTTTAGAGAGTAAACGAATGACGTCACTGAACGCCTTACGGCGGACAATGATATCATCGCCATAGACAATGAAATCCTGACCGCATGTTCCGGCATTAACTCCGTGGCATGCGGCGGCGAAGATCAAAGTCTCAAGTGGAAAGCAAAAGCCGTTACCCATCGTACAAAACTTCTCGGAGCGATATTCTACTCCGTCAAGCATGTACGAAGGGCTCCTGATACGATTCAAGAAATTGAACCAATCAGGAGGGAGTAATTCGCGCACTAATTCCACACTTATGCTATCACTAGCACTCGTGAGGTCTATGGTGCAGAACGACTCCTCAGAATCAAGAACTGACCCTTGACGGGCTAGTTCCTGATTTCGGCTCTGGTCACTCAAGTCCAGTCCGACCTTCTTCAGGCGGTTACGCATGAAGAGATCTACACCTTTCTGGAGGAAACCATTGCCTAACGGCTCGACCGCGATAGACCGATAAGTCTTCGCAGTCTTAGGTACAAATGCGACTTTATTTGCACTAACTCGCTGTACGCTTGCTTCCATGTCCTCTTCGGAGACATGCAGCGACTGTACAATAGCATTCCGCCGCGCTACTCTCGTAGCGTAGTGGAAGTTATTGCACAGTGCGGCAGCGAAGTATGGCAGCGCTGAAGGAGTCACGGTCCAACGTTCGGCCGTAAGTTTTCGGCTTAAGTTGGTTGCATCTCCGTGAACACCTATAGCTGCCCCTCCCGTGAAGTCGCATTGATCGTATATCGAGGGAAGATTCGGCGCGTCATTAAGGACGTACCGTATCCAACTCCGCATACGCTCAAGTTGTACCCCAGTTGTATCAAGCCGAGGCCTGACACGACGAAGTCTAAACCATTGGTTCATTCGTTTGCATCGATGTTCGGATGCTCGGAATGTACGTTTGGCAGTTGACTCTGGGTCCGTCTTTACATCCGACGGATTCCAAGGGTACTTCCTGATTAACGATGCAACTTGATTCGCCGCGAAATGCAAATCCGCGGTGGCATGTACAACGGCCACTAACGAATCCGCCCAACCTAGTAGGGACTGGAAGTCTTTTCTTCGCAAGAAGTTAAGACCTTCTTCATCCCCACTAAGCCTGGCGTGCTGGGAGAGTGCAATCTCAAGAACCTCAAGGTACTTCTCGTCCTTGATTATCCTGAGGGAGCGCTCGAACTTCGCGATCTCGCGTCCTGTAACCGGCTTCATACTCGGCTCCGTTAATAAACCTACTTACGAAATGGTAAGCAAGTACGGTGGTAGTAGTAAGCGAAATAACAACGCCTATTACCATCACCAAGACTCGCAGTGCATCAACAACGTCTCTCATTAATACGAGATCTGTTGAGCCTTGACATGCGTCTTGAATGACGCACTGGCAAGAAATGCACCCATGTCGTTCAGCAGGGTATCAACGTCAGCAGAGGCGTAGCCGACAGGAACACTGATGTCGATCGAGCAAATCGCATCCCCAGTGGGGGTGAGAGCGCCCGTCAACGTCAGCGTACGAGTCATCTTCGCTT